ACAACAAAATTTTTTTTATACCCTAACGAAAAAAAACTTTAAAATGTATTCGCTATTTTGTAATGTTCGGAAATAAAACGCTTTCATGGATTGCACGTGACGTGGAACATTGTTTCACGGAAATAATCTGTATTACAAGTCACCTTCCAGCAAAATAACCTTTTGCGCTTGCGAAAAAGATAACCGAAGCCAAGCTTGCCGCAACGTGGCCGCGAACAATTCAATTTCCTGAACCGTTCCGTTCAAATACGTCACTTCGAATAAAAACCGTTTCATAGCTTTTCAGCCTCCTACCCGCTGATTATGCTTACAAAGCGCGGTTTTCCGTTCGATTTCCCGTTGAAGCTGAATTTCGGACATGCGCTCCACGTCGGCCATGCTGATATTTTCACCGACAAACAAGCCGTTCTTCAGCGGCAATAGAATTTCGAACCCGAAATCCGTGCGTTTCCATCCGTACATTTTGAACAAGCCCATTTTCTTTTGCATAGCTTTTCAGCCTCCCATTGGGGTATTGTCGGACTGGCGTCCGTGTAAACCGCCGAGATAGGCTCTCAGCGGCTTACGGCTGGCGTCAGTTACACAATATGCCTGCGGCCCATAGGAATACCTTCGACGTGTTGTGCGCCCGGCAGAAGCCGTTTTAGGCGGGTTTGGTGCTTGCTCGTCGTCACACTATACTTGGTGACGTTCAGGTACGTCAGATTCGGCGTCCGCTGTGCGATAATCGTGTCATAGCTGAACAGCCTGTCGCCTTCGATGGACAAAGAAGCCGCTTTGCCTTTTGTTGCACCGTTTACGAATGCTCTTGCCAGTTCAATAGTCGTCATTTAGACAACCTCCCAAATTTTATTGGGGCTTGTAAGGCCCGGAGAGAGGCCCGTCGGTAGACAGGCCGCCCGCCCGGCTTCAAGCGTACCGCATACATTCGTTAAGCGGCAATTCAAGCTGGCCGACTTTTACAAAGGGTTCGCCGTCGTCATCATATTGAATTTCAACCCATTCCGGATCGTGGTCGTAATATTGAACCAACATGCCGTCGCCGGAGTTGTCAATTTCAATAACACCGACGCCTCCATGATTCGACAAAGCCCAGCCTGCGATAAATTTTTTCATAGCGTATAAACGCCTCCCATTGGGGTTTATTCGACCGTTTGGCCGTTAAAGTGGGCGAATTGCTGCATTTCGACAAATTACTGGTATTTGCGAATGTCGATGAGGTCAGACAGGTCGGACAGCTTGCTGTTCATGGCGTTTTGAATGGCTTCGACTTGTTCAACAGCCGGCAGACCCAAGTCGATTACCGAGAAAACAACATCTACATAAAGTGCGTCTTGCTTTTCTTTCGAAAGTTGGCATACGTACATATTTATCAATCTCCTTTTAATTTGGATTGTTCGCCCACTTTAACCGATAAACGGTTGCCGCCAGTCTTAACGCGGCATCGCTACATTTCCCCACTCGCAACCCCTATGCAGGAGTTAAGCCTTCAGTACCCATTACGGGCCAAGGGAAACTAGCTGGAGGATTGATACGGCTGTAACCTCCATCAGCCATTAGAGCGACTAGAGACAAATCCTTACGACAATGCGGCCTCTCACGCTGGAACCGCGTCCCTGTCTGACAATTACATCATAACACGTGTTACATGTCATGTCAAGCACTTTGTATTCGGCGTTTCCGTAAAACTTTGTATTACATGGAAGGCTTATCGACTCCCGCCAACCCGCCGTGCCGTCCGTGACGGTTCACGCGCAACCTCGCGGTTTGTGTCATGCTTCCATTTTTGCCAGTTCTTCCCATTCCGACCCGATAGGTCGATAGCCGTATTCTTTTTCGAAATCGTTAGCTAGTTGTTCCATAGCATGGTGTAAAGCGGAAGCGTCGTCTGCGTCAGCTTTTTGCCATTGTTTGAACAACCTAACACGTCTTTTACCATATTCTTGCTTAGTCATTACATCACCTCAGATTTTTGTCGACTTTTTTCAATTAGGAGGTTTCCGGCGGTCGGTTCCGCCCTGCGTGGTCAGGCTCGTCGACCCCTGACTCATTGCCACCGTTCCCTAACTGACTTCATCTTATCATGAACCTGTATGCTCTGTCAACAGCCAATTTTGTATGCTCGGTGCTGACTTGATACCAGTATACACGGTTCGGGGTATGAATATTCCGATTCGACGGAAATTAATTTGATTTTTGTTCGGTCGCCTCCAAGCTGGCAGGCGGGGTAGGATAGGGTGGTAGGGTATGATTTGATGAGGGGTGGCTGCAAACGGAGTCCCACGCGCGCGCGTACACGCACGCAGGCAGATGGGAATGCAAATCCCATCTCAATTCACATTTAAAAATTCCCACGTATACAAATACAGGGGCAGCCCCAAAATACCTCCTTTGCAAAGCAAATAAATAAAATTCCAAATTTTTATAGACAACCTATCATCCATGATGTAATATGTTATGTAACAGGACAAGCGTTATAATTTAAATTAGAAGGGGATTTCCCAAAATGAAAAACACGGTAACCCACGAGCAAATCGACACCCTTTTCAGTCAATCAATCGTCGAAACCGACACGTGGCTCAACAAAACGTTTGTTATGAAGTGCCGCTTACCCAACGGCTTTATTATCGTAGAGTCCGCAAGCTGCGTAGACCCGGCGAACTTTTCAGTTGCCATCGGTTATGAAATTTGCGCCAAGCGCATCAAAAACAGGTTGTGGGAACTGGAAGGCTACGCCTTGCAGAAGTCCATCGGCCAATGAACCCAACTCCTTCAGTCGGCCGGATTGTTTTGACAAAAAACAACCATGCCGCCATAATCACCGCCGTACACGATCCCGCAGCCGGGATCGTTGACCTCGTATCCTTCAGTTCCACATCCACGACATTCCGGACGCGCCAAGAACTCGGGCGCGACTGGAATTGGACAGATTACCAGCGCATTTCCGAAATCGCCCATAGGAAGGTGAAGAAAGATGCCGAAATTTAGAAAGAAGCCCGTAACAATCGAAGCTGTTCAGTGGAACGGAGATAACTGGCAGGAAATATCCAATTTTATCAACATGTGGGCAACGCTCACCGACAAAGAAAAGCAGCTTTCAATTATGACGATAGAAAACAGATTAGAAAAATTGTTCGAAAAAGAACACGGTCTGAAATGTACCGTGGCAGTGTTTATGAAGGAGGCGGTGGAAGAATGAAAGCCTATCGTAAAAAGACGCCCGACATTCTCGCATTTCAGTGGTTTCCTGAAATGCGGGAAGTTGGAGGGGTCGTCACCGCGAAAACCTACGCCGGAGCCGCTTTCCCCGGCTCCCCGATTTCGAAAATCGTAAACAGCGAAAACGTTTACGTCGTTATCGGCAAGGGCGGCAACCCTATTCCAGTTTTCTCGGGTGACTATATAGTCACCCTACCAACCGGAGAACAACAGGTGTACGAGCCTGCCCGGTTTAACGCGATGTATGAGGAAGTGACAGCGTGACAACAATTCTTCAGATTCTTCGCGTCGAGAAAAAGTATACGCAGCGAGAAATCGCAAAGTTAATCCGCCGAAGCCCGCAGACGGCTTGCGAATACGAGAATGGGAAACTTCGAATCGCTGATCCAGCGATTCGGAGCCTCCTTTCGGGTTTGTATAGCACATCAGAAGATGTGCTATTCGACGAAAACGGCTTCGCAAGGGAGGTCGAGGGCGATGTCCGCGAAGAACTCAAACGCATCCAGTACCAAGGCGTCTACATTCAAAACGGGGTATTTTTACGCCGTCGAGTACGTTAAAGAAGGCGAACCGGGATATCTGCTCGTTTATGATTACTATAACGAGTATGGCGGTAAATACGTTCAAGAGGCTTTTATCCCGGTCGAACGGTGGAAGAAGGATTGCAAAATGTTTCGAATCAACTTCGTCAAAAATGCAATGCGCCGCCGAACCAAAAGCGAAACCAAACGGCCGTTTTTCTTCGACATGGAGGTTATGATTAATGGAAGAAATAAACAAACTACTCGAAATGTTAAAGATTAACCCCTCCTTTCAGTCTTTTCCGGCTGAAAAGCGAGAAGTATTCGCTCGGCTGGCGGACGCCTTTTACGAAAACGACTTCGCTTTGCACTTGAATCCTAGCGAACTCACAGCGAAGCTGCGAGTCGGCAACAAACAAATGTGGTACGAATTTCTAAACATGGAACCCGTTCGGCAATACATTAACGCGCAGATGGCGTTTAACGCGCAAATTGCGAGCCGGAAGGCCTTCCAAACGTTAGTGACGGAAGGACTTCAAGGCGACACGCACGCGATCAAACAGGTAAACGAAATTTCCGGTGTCCTGAATACCGGGGATCGTAACAAGGTGATTGTAATGCACCAAATCTCCCGGCCACAGGTGGTGAGACAGAGCGAATGAAAAATTACATTAAGCATTGGCTATGGTTTACAAAGGAAAGTTACTCCTTTATGCGAGGTTACAATAAAATCTCGGTAACATTCGGTATCCTACGGCGTGGTCATGGATTTGCAAAAAGCATGTGTCAATGGGACAAGATGACTGCCAAGCAAAAAGAGGCGTGGTATCTTTCAGGCGAAGGGCGAACTCTGGAATTTTAAAGGAGATTCGTATACAATGAAAAGAAAAAGGTGGAATACAAATGTCGATTCCAGAAAACGCCCTTCCGGGCATCGTGCAACCGCAAGGCGGCTCGGGGCAACTTTCGTTCGCTTTTCCGGGGGAAGCGCAGGCTGCAACGCCGCAAGAAACGGCGGGTGCTTCTGCACAGGGGCTTGCCTCACAAGTGCAGGAAGCGATTTTGCAATCCATACTAAATACGTTAAGTCGGACGACAGAACTTAACGTCGATATTATGGCAAACGCTGTCAACACACTCGCGGCGGCTTACAAATCACTTGGTGCGGAGCAGCAAGGGATTAGCCCGCAGGATCAACTCGCCCTCGAACAGCAAAAACTTCAAATGGAACACATCAAGATGGAACAAGAAATGGACATCGAGGCGCAGAAGTTCGAATTGGAAAAGGCGAAAGCGATGTTGGACATGCACACCAAAAAATCCCAAGCCGACCAAGACGCCCAGCACAAAGAACAAGCCCATCAACAAACCCTTTCTTTAAACGAGAGAAGGGCGGAACAGGAAGCAGCAACCGCAGGCATTAAAGCAAACCTTCAAGTCCAAGAGTCCAACGCTAAGACGGAGGCTTTGCGTTCTAAGCCGGAGCCGAAAGGTGAAGCGAGTAGCTAAAACATCTTAGTTAACATAGCAAGTCCGGGGGTGTCCCGATGGAATCAAAGGTCGGCGCATGGGTTTACGTAAGCTGCGAATGCGGGCGTCATTTAGCGGAAGATTCCAAAGTTAACGACAACGAATCTGTATACGAATGCGTCGATTGCCGCCGTCCTTTGCTTATCCGGGGTGCAGACGGGTATCTGTATCTTGTGGGAGGCCGTATTCTATGACAACAGGCTTATGCCAATCTTGCTTCGGCGGGGATGTGATTGTACCTGAAAACGGGCATCCGGCTTATGTCGTATGCCCTTTCTGCAATGCAATCGAACTTACGTACGTTCCGCAGGACTATCAAATGCCGTCGCATAGCGTGCCGCTCGTAGAGCGGTACAACAAACGGAAAAATGCGTGGGAATTACAGGTTCAAATCATTGGTTATTTCGGCGGGTTCGGCTCCGGTAAATCCCGGACTTCCCTGACAGAAGTTTTACTTCGCGCTCTTGAAAATCCAAAAGGAACCGGGCTTCTCACCGCGCCGACTTTACAACAGTTGAAGCGAACCACGCTCAAAACGTTCTTCAACGAAGTTTGCCCACCTTCCCTAATCAAACGATATAACAAAGCGGACGGTGAGATCGAACTTGAAAATGGATTCATTTTTTATACGATTCCTTCAGATGACGAAGAAAAATTGCGATCTATTAACGCCGGAATTATCCACATGGAAGAAGCCTCGGGCATCGATCGTTCTATTTATGACCAACTTCTTACTCGGATGCGCGACCCGTTTGTCAAAAACCGACTGTTTGCCGTTTGTTCCAACCCAGACATTGGCTGGATCAAAGAAGTATTTGCGGATAATATCGCTCGGGCTGACGCTAACCATCCTGAACATGATCTTTATAACCGCTTTATTACTACTTTCATTTGGCCGACGGAATTAAACAGGTATCTGCCGGATGATTTCATTGAAATGAACAGCAAATCAAAGCCGGAATGGTGGATAAAACGATACCTATTGGGATCATTCGACCACTCGGAAGGTATGGTCTATCCGGAGTTTTCTTCAGTTCTGACTACCGAGTCTGACTATTTCCGCTTACGTGGAATTAGTGAAATCCCAAAATCATGGGAACGGTTTATTACCCTCGACCACGGCTTGCGGAACCCGACGGCTGTATACTGGAACGCGATAGACCCCGAGAATGGAGTCGTGATTACGTATGACGAATACTACAAGCCGGAAGCCCTTGTGCCGGATCACGCAGCGGCTATTCGGCCACGAATAGACGCTATCCCCGCAGGACGGATACGATTTATGGTTGCCGATCCCTCCATCAAAAATAAGACCGACCCCATCAACGGCAAATCTGTTCAATCCCTCTACCAAGATTACGGTTTGTATTTCACCGAAGGGAATAACAGCATTGAAGCCGGGATTCTACGTGTTAATTCCTACATCAAACGCAAAAAGTGGGTAGTGTTCAAAGACAAATGCCCCAACATCGCCAAAGAGGGCATCAATTATAAATTCCCCGAAATAACGCTCGACGACAAGAAAAACCCGGACGAAAAACCCATCAAGAAAAACGATCACGCGATGGACTCGATTCGCTACGGGTTTATGAGATTACCGGAGAACCCGGACGAATTATTGTATATTGCAAGTGAACCGCCAAAGAGATACAATAATGTCCGAGAATTGGAATACGAAGATGAAGATTTTGAAGACTACAAAGGTTCTTACCTCTCCTACGTATAAAGGAGGCTTATTGAATAAGATGGGTAAACCCGCAACGCGATTATATACGGTGTACTACAACGACGGCACTTATCTTTCGTACAATTTTACCAAATCCGATTATACGCAACTAAAAATGGCATTTGAACTACACTTGCCTGTTGCAGAAACATCGGTCGGATTGCTTGCTGTTCGGGATGTGCGCTCCATCATCCTTCAGCGCATCAAGGCCGACGTTCCGCAACATCAAGGCGCAAGCCCGGATTTGCCGAAAGAGGCGCAAGAATGGCTAAAAGCGGCCAATTTAGCCGAAAAATTGCTCGATGAAGAAGAATTGGAAGGCGAAGCGGACTATGAAGGAGGGCTGATTTCGTGAACGAAGCCGAACAGATTAAACTTAAAATTTCCGACCTAACGGCCCGATTTCACAAGGCAGAACAAGCCGTTGCGACCAAGCACCAAAAGATTAAACTGATCGACAAGTTCGACCGTGGCGACATATGGAAAGACGAATCCTTGCCGCCGTGGATTCCGACACCTGTTATCAACGATGTGCGCTATACCCGAACACTGAAACGGGCCAATCTTGCTTCAGCTATCCCGATGGCGCACTTCACGGCGCGGGAACAAAAATATGCGGAGAAAATGGAGAAATTACAACGGGCTTATGAGCACGTTTGGACGACCGAAAAGGTTCCGCGTGTTATTCGCCGCTGTATCGACCGATCACTTCTGCACGGCATTTCGATAGCCGTCGTTTATACTGACGATACCTACGTCGGAGGTACGTATGTAGGCGAAAATTCACCTGAAAACGCCCTGTATCAAGGCAAAATCTGCGTAAAACGGTATCCAATCACAAGTTTTTACCTCGATCCGGACGCATTTTATATGTATGATGCCAAGTATGCCGTCTGCGTGGAAAACATGGCGTTATCCACAGTTAAAAATAATAAGAAATTCCGCCAATATGTGGAGAAAAACGGCAATTTAGAGAAGTTTAAGGCACTAAACCACGATGTTTTAGCTGCAACGGATACCGAAACCGGACAAGTCCTCGACCGTGAAAATGGCCCCGGCAAGCAAGGGCAAAATGTTCTCGGTGACGAGAATGTAACGGTTCATATTCACTATGAGCGTTTCCTAAACGACGACGGCCGCTGGCAACTGAATAAGTATTACTACATTCCGGGTATGGATTTCTTCTTGTATGTGGAGGAAGACGAACAGCCGAGCGTTTACCCATTCGCTGTACTGTATGACGAGGAAGAAGAAAACGACTTCCTCGGCACTTCGACGGCAGAGGGCATTATTGATAATTCGAAGATCATCAATCGAACCGCCATGATTGCTTCAGTTATCGGGGTTCTGCACCAAAACCCGCAGAAGGTCGTTTCTCGGGAATCCGGCATCAACGCGCAAGATTTGGCGCGTACAGGGACGTTGCCGGGCAAGGTGTGGACGGCAAACGGTGACCCGACGAAAGCGATTCACCACAACGAGCCTCCGGATATCCCGAAGGGATTGTTCGATCTTCAGGATCGGATGTCGCAAAACCTGAAGGAATTTGTCGGCATTAATGAAGCGTATACCGGGCAGTCGGTCGGCTCCTTGACCACATCGACCGGGGTTAATGCGCTTATCGAGCGGGCAACCATCCGAGACAAAGACAAGATGATTCAGATTGACGATTTCGTTGAACAAATTTCAAATTTAATCATATTAAATATCCTTTATAAGTGGAAAGACAAACGACCGATTGTAACCAAAGGTGCGAACGGCAAGCCCGTTTACGAGGAATACGAGCCGTTCGACAAAACGACAATCGACAATCTCGATTGGATTTGCAAAGCGGATACGTACTCGGTTGCCCCCACAACGCAGGCACTTCGCAAGCAAGCGGCTGACAACTTAATGAATATGCAAGGGCAGTTCCAATTCGACCCGCCGATTATCACGCCGGAAGAATGGCTTCGGATGCAGGATTTTGACCAAAAAGACCAAATTCTTCAGCGCATGACAAGCGATCGCCAGCGCATGGAAGCGCAGAAGGCTCTCGATTCCGCGCAGAAAATGGTGCAAATCGCAGACGTCATCCGGCAAAACATCGCGCAAGGGATGTCACAGGAGCAAGCACTTCAGGCGGCTCAAGAAGCTGCCCAACAACTTCTTGACCAAGACGCAAAAGCCGACCGCAAAAACGGGCGGCAACGGGACGCGGCCAAGAGCAACGGCCCGGTCGGGACGACTGGGGCCACAGCGATGCAAGCGATGGCAAAAGGTTACTAATTCCGGCAGGCCGAACAGCGGGTTCCTGCCCTGTATAGTTCCATCCTCCCCCGTACCGCGAACGGGTAAGGGCAAGGAACGCGGAAAAGAGCCGTCCTAGTGACGGCTCTTTGGTTTTTGGAACCATTCAATTCCGCTCGGGGTGCATGAATCGAGGGCCAAGTGAATGAAAAATCCGGCCGCAAACGACAGGGCCATTTTCCAGCCCCAAATGAGCAGTATTGGCAACGCCGATACTGCCATCCCCGGAATCGAATGCACGAACCCGCGATGCCGGAACCAATGCCATAAAGGCATAACTTTTCCTGCGGGGGACTTGTGATGATCCACATCCGGAAAAATGCACCCTATCGCAAAGGCGATGGGGTTAAAAACGATCCCGCCTTGCCACAGCATTACATATATCATCAAACCGAAGTAAATATGGACTCTACCGCTGAAGGCACAACACCATCCTTTCTTCAGATTGTATTATACCCTAAAACCGATACGTGTATTCGAAAATAATATTGACAGGGCATACAACTTCTTGTAAACTGTTGCCTGAAAATAGGCTTGTACGCCGGGTGGCTCCGCAAAAAGCCAAGTCCACAAGCCTAAATCTTCGCGTCCCACGCGCAAAAAGGGAAAGGGAGTCTGGATATGAAAAAATTTCTGCTTCGAATGAACCTTCAAAATTTCGCTGACGGTGACGGACTTATCGACATGGACGATAACGACGCCGAACTTACCGACGACGATTACACCCTAGATAGCGACGACGACGATCAAACAGGCCCGGAGTACGGTGATCCTGAACCCGAACCGGAAGCAAAGGAACCGGAACCAGCCCCCGAGCCGGAACCGGAACCCGAGAAGAAGGTTCAAACACCGGAAGAAAATGCGAAATTTGCAGAAGAACGCAGGCAGCGTCAGTTGCGGGAACAGTTGGAACAATCTTCTGAATTTAAACTGGCCAAGCAGTTAGCCGACCTCTACGGTACAACGCCCGAAGTCATGTTGCAGCAAGTGCAACAAGCGGCACTTCAGCGTGAAGCCGAAAAGTCGGGGGTGTCAGTTGAATACCTTCAGCGTCAGAAAGAACAGGACGCGAAGATTCAGCAGTTGGAACAACAACTGTACCAATCGCAATTTGATAGCTGGCAGCGGCGCGTTGATTCGGAAGCATCGACGATCCAAAAGGACTTTCCGATGCTTTCGCAAGAGGATATCGACGCGGCAAAGGTACATCTTCTTCAGGTGCTTCAGAACCCGGACGCTCCGCTGGAAGATGCGGTCTATGCGCTTCATGGGAAGAAGATCATTCAAGCAAGCCGCGATCTTGCAAAACAAGAGGCGTTGGCTGAAATATCCGGACGGAAAGCAAGCCCGGTAACGCCGGGAACTGGAAGCAAATCCAGCACGGCGGACGGACTTACGGCTGAAGAAAGAGCCATGGCAAGAAACATGGGGATTTCGGAGGCGGATTACCTTAAATACAAAATGTGAAAGGAGCCTGACAAATGATCGAATTTCGTCGTATGCTTGGCGGCGGTGACGCTGCCCATCCGGTACGTGATTTTAAACTGGATGCGACTTATGCCACGACCGCAAAACGTGGCGACATCGTAAAGCTGAATGGTGCTGGCGATGTTGTTGCGGCTGCTTCTAACGATACTTCCGTTCTTGGCGTTTACCTTGGCCCGAATGTTAAAATCACGGCTGACACGACCACTACGGGTAAAGTTCGCTCGGCTGCGAATGCTGTTTACGAAATGACGGTAACGGGCGGTACTCCGGTTGTCGGCACAGGCTATCCGATTACGTTGTCCTCGGGCGACTATATCTTGAACGCCGCTGTTACAACCAACGCGCTTGTTAAAGTCGTAGGCGCGCTTTCGAACGGCAACTACGAAGTGGTCATTACTGGCCGTCAATTAGTATAAGGGAGGGGGATAAACGATGCTTCATTCCGGTAATTTTTCGAAACTTCTTGAACCGGGCCTGCGTAAGATTTTCTTCGAAACTTACAAGGAAAAACCGGAGCAATACAGCCGCGTTTTCAATGTAATGTCGTCCAAAAAGGCGATTGAAACCGACCTCCGGATGGGCGGATTCTCGATGTGGGATGCCAAGGGAACGACGGATTCCACGCAATACGAAGACCCGACCGATACGGACATCGTGCAGTACAAGCATACGACCTTCTCCAAAGGCTTCATTGTTGAAAAGGAACTGGTCGATGACGAACAGTACACCCAAATCAACAAAATGCCGAAGGCTCTTGCCCGTGCTGCACGCGCTACGATTGAAACGAAAGCTGCTGCAATTTTGAACAACGCCTTTACAGCCGACCCGAAGGCTTACAAAGGCGAAGCACTTATTTCTGCCACGCATAAGCGGCTCGACGGCGGCACGTCTACCAACTCCATCGGTGCGCTGGCACTATCGGAAGCCAACTTGGAAATTGCTTTCAAATTGGCACGCGAGCAAGTAGACGAGCGTGGCCTGAAAATCCAAATGAATGTCGATACGCTGATTGTTCCGGGTGCATTGGAGTTCACGGCTGAAAAGATTGCGAAATCCGTTCAGTTGCCGGGAACGAACAACAACGATATTAACCCGATGAAGGGCCGTTTCAATGTCGTTGTTCTCGACTACCTAACGGACGCTGACAACTGGTTCCTGCTGGACAGCCAGCTTCACCAGTTGAACTTCTTCTGGCGGGAACGCTTGAACTTCAAGTCTACGACCGATTTCGATACCGACCAAGCGAAGTATAAAGGCCGCACAAGATTCTCTGTAGGTTGGAGCGATCATCGCGGAATCCTCGGTGCAAATCCGTAATAAATAATTAAGCCCCCTGTCCCTAGCAGATAGGGGGCTTTTTCAAAGGAGAAATGACGATGAAAACCGAAGAATTTGGCATACTCGGAACCCGGCAGGATCAAATGATATATACGCTGATTGAAGAACAGCGGAAAACGAACGCCTTGCTGGAAAAACTTATTCAGCCTCCGGTTGTGAAATCTAATGCAGCTTTAACGGAAGCTATAAACGTTAAGATAACAAGCGGCGATCCTTCCGGTTCGATTGGTAGCAGTGTGGTTACAAACGGACAAATCGCGGGTGCTGCTACGACGGCGTCGAAACTCGGCGGTGCTAAGAAAGGGTGACGGTAAATGCAACTGTCCCAAATGGTGAATCTCGTTAACCTTTATATCGACGATGTAGAGGACACCGACACGATCATTTCTCTGCTCAATCGGGGCAAGGATTTGATGGCTGTCGAAGTGAATTGCGAGTTTCCCGATGTCGTCAAGTCCTCGGACATGACCGACACGTTCGTTTTCGATAGCAAGTATCATGAGATTCCGGTCTACTATGCGGCCGCGATGTTCAAGTCGAAAGATTCGGCTGTTCGGGAGAAGGAAAGTTACATGTCGCAGTTCAGCGACGGTATCCGGAACTTCACCGAAAATTACGATCCTCCGGTGCAATATTTACGTACATCGAACGTTCAACAGTTTACGGCGACGGCCGGGCAAACCGACTTCACAATTACGAAGAACGATTACAGTTACCCATACGGCAATCTCAAAGTGTATGTAAATGGGCAACTTGCAAGTTTTGAGTTTGGCGACGTACCGACTATATTTACGCTCGAAACGGCTGCAACCGAAGGCGACAAAGTTACCGCACAATGGGAGATCAATTCCGAATACTCCTATGCTCCGGCATTTTACCCAAGTTGGGGGTGAATAAATGCGTCAGAACATTAACGTCGATCCGTCACAGAAAGTCTTTGAATCTTTCCTAGACTTCTCGGGCGGTTTAAATACAGAAGTTACGAACGAAAATCTCAAAAATAACGAAATGTCCACCTTGCTCAACGCCGACCTTTCGGGACGCGGTTCGGCAAGGCTTCGTTATGGTAGGACGAGTATTTTAACGCAGGCAGGTACAGCGCAAGGTGTTTTCTTCTATTACCGTTCCGGACAGTCTTATCCAGACATCATTCTCGCTGTTGGCGGCCGTCTGTACGTAAAAGAGAACGGTTCTTCCACGGCGACGGAAATTCCGATTACCGATGGCGGCTCCCCGTTTACCTTTCAGTCCAGCCTATCGGTTGAGGCTGTTCAATATAAAGAAACCCTATACGTTGCAACCGGGACAAAACTGGTCGAAGTAACTTATGATTCCGGCTGGACAGCGCAAGTCGTTGTGCCGTACACACCGACTGTAATGGAAGCGATTTACATCGGCACGAATGGACTGGCTCCCGACCCGGATAACTACATTCAAAACGGTGTTTCGGTTACGGCAAACGTCGAAGCTATCGGCATTAAGCCGCAAACCCGCTTCGGGGCCATTAATACACCAATCGAAATGACCGCGTTCGTCAATGTTCCTTCAAGTTACGTCGGCACGATTGATTATAAATGGGAGTTTAAAAAGTCCTCCGATTCGACATACGCCGTTCAAAAGGACTTCACCGCTTCCGAGTCGTCCGAAACGTTCAATTTCGTTTCAGCCACGGATTACGATATTCGCGTAACGGTACGGAAAACGGGGGATGCCACGACCCCGGTATCGACGCAAATCTATGTGCTAGTCGGATTTACGGTAAAAGCTGTTGCCGACAATTCGTCTTCCACACCTGTCGATGCGTTGTCCAAGTGCAGGCACATCCTGCTCCATTGGGATCGAATTTTGCTCTATGGCGACGATAAGTATCCCTACCAAATGTATATTTCAGATCTATCGAACCCGCGCTACTACCCGGTATCGAATACGATCACGTTCGATACGGGGAAGCAGGAACCGATTACCGCTGCTGTCCGGTTTCAAAACATGTTAGTTGTCTTTACAAAGACAACTATCCAAACCCTTGTCGGGAAATCAGGAGACGATTACCAACGTTTTCAGATTCACGACGGTATCGGCTGTATCGCCGGGCGAACGGCACAGGTAGTAGGCAACAACATCTATTTCCTCTCGCATGAAGGGATTCAAGCGCTGAAACCAAACCCCTATCGGCTGGAAACGATGAACGTCGCCAGAATCGACCAGTCGGTTAAATCGGAAATGCCGACAGATGAAGATGCCTGCGCAATTGTGACGGATTCGATGTACTGGATTTGTTTCCCGCAGAAGAAAACAATCTATCGGTACTATTACGAATCCGGAGTTTGGTCGAAGGATGCGACCAACAAACTCGATATTGTTCAGTTTTTGCTCTATGGTGAGGACGCCTACAATCTGACCGTAAACGGTAATCTCTATATGCACGATTATGATGTTTACACCGATGCGGGCGAGTTGTATGATATGGTCATAGAAACCAAAGCACTCGATCTTTCAGCCTCATTCAACTACAAGAAACTGAAGAAGTTGTATGCTCTCGCCAAGCACTATAACAGCCATAACGTCGATTTTTACGTTACGATCCAAGCGGATTCAGCGGTTATCCTGACGCCGGATTCCGGACAAGCGGTAATCGACGAGAACGGTTACGTCGTTTGGCAGACGACAACAACACCGAATTTCCAATTTTATGCAGGCACAACATTCGGTACATGGCTCATGGGCAAATCTCCCTTCGGGGAAGTCAATATTTCAGTCCAAAAAACGGCAATTCGCGGCAAATGTCGCCGTGTCCGGTTCCACATCCGGGGCGGAAATGGAAATCAATGTGAGTTTTTCGGTTTCGGATTGGAATTTAGGCTGACGAAGCCATAGAAAGGAAGTGTCAAATTGGCACAAATCGATATTAACAGCCTAAAGAACTGGAACGACGGCGAAACGATGCACGAAAGCGAGTACGAGCAGGATCGAACAACGCTCGTAACCGCAATCAACGACAACTACGCCCGCCTTGCGAAGTCGTTTATCGTGCAAAACGCCGACGGCACGACCAAGGCCACGGCAACGCTCGATGCAGCGGTGAATAGTATTAAATTCCGTGAAGGAACGAGCATTACGCTGTCCCTTTCCGGCGATGTGCTGACAATCGCGGCAAGCCTCGCGGCGAACGCTGTTAACACGGCGGCGATAACGGATTCTTCGGTCACAACGGTCAAGATTGCCGATGGCAACGTAACCACAATTAAGATCGCAGACGGCGCGGTTACGGCGGCAAAAATAGCCACAGACGCCGTTGGCTCTGCGGCTATTCAAGCCGATGCTGTAGGCACTTCCGAATTGGCTCCGAACGCGGTCACTTCCACGGAAATCTTAGACGGCGCAGTAGGTGCAACGAAACTGGCCGATGGCGCGGTAGGAACGGCCAAAATTGCCGACGGATCGGTAACGGCAAGCAAAATGGCGGCTTCTTCAGTTGTAAACAACGCGATTGCTATCAATGCGGTTACGGCTGATAAGATTATGGACGGCAACGTTGACGGCAATAAGCTGGCTCCGGCGTCGGTTACTTCGACGAAAATCGGCGCGAAAGCGGTCGTAACGGCGGCGATTGCCGATGAAGCCGTTGGCACGTCTCAACTGGCAAACGATTCGGTGACAGCAGCGAAAATCGCGCCCGGCGCGGTCGGTTCGTCCGAAATCGCAGACGGTGCGGTTGGCACGGCTGAAATCGCAAGCGAAGCGGTCACGCTGGCAAAATTGGCAACCGACGCAAAAAGCGCGGCGAATCACACGTATGCAGGCAATGTTCCCGGTGCTGGTAACGCTCAAAATGCCATTGATATTGTGTACGCAACGCTGAACGGCGCAATCGGCGCGGGAACTGTATCCGAGGCTGTTGCAGTTAATACGGCTCGGGCAGACTACGAACGGACGCGCAATATGTCGGGCGTTTATGATTATTCTTCAGTTATCAGCGCAACGACTTCCCCGGCGAACGGTGCGGTCGGAACAAGCGCAACTGTTGCGAATACGTTCTATCTCGGCAAATTCGCTGCAATTTTGAACGGCTTCAAGATCACAAATTCGGCTGTCATTACGCAAGCCCTTTCAGCCCCGCCGACGTATGGGTATCGCGAAGATTTGGTATTCTTGGAAGCCTATTTTCCGACCAACACTCCGGTTACCATGTCTTGGCGTATTCGCGTGGTCGATGGCGTGGATTTTGGGCGAAACCCAGAAGGTTTGGGTGCAAGCGGAGCATCAGGTTTATCCGGGTGGGACGTTACAGCACAAGGTGGAAATGCGGCACCGATAGTCAAGACGGCTTGGGAAACCGGGGGTTCGGATTCTGCATTTTATGGCACGCCTTTACGCGCTATTTCATCGAACACAGGCAAGAAAATCTTCACAGATGACATCGGCCTCTATATCGCTGGCGACGGTTCCAGCACAGCTAAAACCACCCTCGCCACAAATGACGGATACGTTTACGCGATTCCCCTTTTCCGCATCAAGCGCCGTAACAGCGGCGGGTATCGGCGGGATAATCTGAACGGTGCAAGGGATTATTACCAAACTACGCAATCAGTAACATTTTCTCCGTCTTTGGCATATGGGCAAACGCAACAAATTACCGTTGCAACCACTGACTACAACAATATTCAAGTTGGGGACATTATTCATAATTTTGCCGTTACAACTGCTCACCGTATTCTTGTGCTTTCAAAAGACGGAAGCAATAAAATTACGGTTCAAAATATTAATACTGACCAAACAACACAAGCAAGCATCGGCACGGGTACGTGGAGCCTTCTATCCGACCGTCCCGACGGCCTTTACTCCAACATCATCGACGCATCGGACATTATCGACCTTCGGCATCGGATTCCGGTTAACTTTATGCCGGGGATGGAAACGGAGTCTGCGTTCGACAGTCTTATGCGCGGTGCGCTGACGACCAAGGATACGAAACTGGCGCAAAAGGACGTTTACGGTCTTCGGAGGGCTCCGCTTGGGCCGGCGCAAACACTCAACAGCACGGCGGTTAAGCGGGCTGATGGAACGAGCGTGGATTTGTCTAACAAGTTCGGATTACTAGGTAGTTTTGAAGTTGATTCTAACAGCGACGGCGTAGCTGACGGATTCAGTTTCCAAGGCACAAATAGTTTTATAACGAAGTCCATTTCAACTTCAATTTTCAAATACGGAAAATCGTCGCAACAACTTCAAAGAACGTCGGCAGGAACTTCTACCGTCGCTATGGCGATCGACTCGCTTCTCACCAGCGGAAAGTATTATGTTTTTGTTGGTGAAAGTTATCTTCAATCCGGGGCTTCGACGAATTATGGAATCAGTACCGCTAACTTTGCCTTGCAAGGTGGATACAGCACCCTTACCACAAGCGCGACAGGGCAATGGGTCGTGGGCTATCAAAAGTTCCAATATACCAGCGGGGCTTTGAACATCGTTTTAACTCCCGCAAGTGTAAACGACAAGGCGAACTATGACGGATTCCGCTTATACGAAATCGACCAAGCCACCTACAACCTAATCGACGTTGACCCGAACTGGACTGGCGGGGATAAGATCGGTGCGTTGTTCCCGTATGTGGATTCGTACCCGAATTTTGTGGAGAATCTTTGCCCGACAACGGTGGATGCGTGGGAGCAAGGCAGTTATGATTCAAGCGGCAATAACGCAAGTACAACTTCTCGAATTAGAACGATTAACCTCATCCCGGTTCAACCAAACACGCAATATTCCGTTAGTTCAAACGGGGGTTCGATTACCGTTTTTGAGTATCAAAGCGACGGCACTTTTGTAGTGCAAGGAACAGCTTTTGCGCCTTCGGGAACATTCACGACAGCCGCAAATACGGCAAAAGTAAAGATTCGTCTGAGTAATAATCCAACTTCAACCAACGTTCCCGACGACGTATCGAAGTTGCTCCCGCAACTAGAAAAAGGCTCCGTCGTAAACCCATTCGTCCCTTACGGACGCTGGTATCTCGACAAAGACTATCTCGCCAACGGTCACATGGTTCAGTCCGGCACGCTTTCGACGTTCCACTACGAGGGCATAAACGGTGGCAACTTCAACGGGCAACGGATCGCCTACGGCGACCCGCAGCAGTCGATAACCGTCGTGGATGTGGTCGATCCAACTTGGAACGGCGTAAACCGTCCGAAGCATGTTATCCCGACGCAAGCAACATCGGGCGTATGGGCTATCGGGGATACGATTAAGATTCACTCGGATTATGGCGGAATAACCGGAGCAACGGCGGGATTCTCGAAAATCCTAGAGGATAAAACAGGCGTAACTTCACCAACGACAATTAAAGTTAGCGACGTTTCGAAGTTTACGGCAAG